GGTCCATACCTTCGCTTTCTTCCAAAGCAGGCATTTCGCTGCGTGGTGCGACATAACCGATGATGGTTGTAATCTTGCTCATTTGCGTATTCCCTATCTTGGTGGGCAGTGCCCGTTGCGTTAAAGCCCTTCTATGCGCACTTGTAGCTTTTGGCAACAACTATTTTCACCCCGCGTCAAAAATCTTGATCGCCACAACATCCCCGCCCGATCCCGTATGTATCCAGTCGATCTGCGCTGCGGTGTAGCGGTGCAAAATGGACTGTCACCAACTGCCCCTTATCGCGGGCGCGCTACAACCACATTTATAAAAAAAGAAAGAATTACTATATCTTTCACACACAAGGGACATTTGGTGACAGTCCAACTTAATTTTTAGCGAGAGTGTCACCAACTGCCCCTTAAGAAAAAACGCAATCAATCTTCATCGCCTTCAATCATGCTTGCAATCGCCTGTCTTGCTTCATTTCGGCGCAAACGCTCCTCATCTGCCTTGGCTTCAAACACGATGTGAACTTCTGGATTAACCTTCCAGCTAGGAGCATCGCTGCGCTTATGGATTTGCTCAAGCCACCCCATCGCTTCCAATTGCTCAAAAATGCGCGCGCCTTCATCGCGTGTGATCTTCCGCATGGCACGGCTTCCACGGCTAAGGGTCCGCATTGTGACGCTATCAAGCTTGTTGGCCAGTATGTAACCAGCCACGTCTTGAAGCGCGTCATGATCGTCTGCTAGACCGATTATGCCAGCATAGAATGCGAGGCTGTGGCGCATGATGTAGTTTGACAGGAAGTCAGCAACGCGGCTCGCAGTGCTTTCAGATACAAAAATCGGCAACCCGTCCGGCGCGTCACGGTTTTCAATGCAATGCCAGATGATGCATAAACGCGGAAAAAGCCCGTCAAACTTACCGATATGTGCAGCAAGTTTTTTGTTAAACCCTTCTGTAGCGGTCACAAGTTTATGATGCTTTCGCTCTAATTCCGAACGAATGCGACGTGCCCCATCATCAAATTGCAAAGCCATTTTGCCAGTTACGTTCTCAGGCGCAACCAAGTCGTTTAACCTCTCCACCATCGCGTCGTATTCATACGCTATTTCGCCCACCTCCTCATCCTTACCGACGCTTGCCGGTTGCAGTATGATTGGGAAAAATCGCTGTATCAAACCGTCGTCTGTGGCGTCTGCCACGATCCGGCGTATGGGGTCTGGCTGCACCCCGCCGAGTATGGTGACAGAAAGGTTGTCGATGATGTAGCTACCACGGCCAACGCGGTTGACGGCATATTGCCCCCCGCCAAATGCGGTAAGCCAAAATGATCTATCTTTTGCGCTTCCTTTGCCGCCGCTATATTTCTCAATTCCGCCAAACCATCCGGAAAGCTCATCTTGAAGACACATAATACCTTCTGGACTATGGCGGCATACCTCTTGTGCAGCTTCCATCGTAATATCTTCAACGCGAAGCCGTGGGCATTGCGGCATAGACTGGCCGGATTTGCTTCCACCGCCTTCTTGCCAATCCATCATTGCTTTGTTCCCTGCATAAAGCAGGTCAGCATCAAGAGATTTAATCTTGCCGGTTGCAGCGCGCATGATCGGGCTTTTTTTGTAGCTTGGATCACCGATCAGCATTGTCCAAATACGTGCGCTTTCTGTCCATTTTTCGTGTTGCTTAACCTTCAACCGGATGCTGTCTTTTATGACAGAAGCGCAAGCCGTCAGTGCCGACATTGCAAGACCACCGGGGTCGACGCCCATTTGAAGAGCCCTTGCATTAGCAAAGTCCTCTATAATCTTTGGCAACACGCCTTTTGGAAGCGATGGGGGCGTGTAGCGCGCCCATAAATCAAGAGGCGCTGTCTCTGCTTTAGCCTCGTCATCAGCGCGCTTTTTGGCGGCGGCATATGCGCGCAAGGCAAGATTGAACGTGATAGCCACGCTTTCAACGCCTTGTGATTGCGCCTGGTCGTTAAAATCCTTGTCAGTGGGAATTGCGACAGGGCAATCCAACTCCTTGGCAAGTGCCGTCATTTCAGCAGCGGCGTTAAGGTCCGCAGCAAGAACAATTGGCACGTTTTGGCTTGCTAATTCACGCGCAACAACAGCCATATTGCCTTTTGAAAACGTGATGCAAACTTGATCTGGAACCGCGTCATGAATGCTGGCGCCAGTGGCGAAGCCTTCGCAAACAATTGTGCGGCCAAGGTGAAGGCCAATGTTTAACCGCCCGCCCTTTGTCGGTGCGCGATACTGAAACCGCTTTGTTTTGCCATCATCGTTAATTGTCTGGACGCTGCAAATTTCACCGTCAGGGCCATATATCGGCAATATCAGATTATCACCTTCGATGCGGGCAACGTGCGCTTCAATGCCTTTTTTTTTCAGATATCGGTGACTTTCACATTCGGTTGACGCCTCCCACCGAGAACGAGCGCGCCTAATTGCGTCAGCCTCCTCTTGTGCATGTGCAGCTTCACGCTGGGCCATAATGTCACGGCGCTTGCGTTTGTCATCATCCGACATTTCAAGCGATGAACCATTAGTCAGAATTGCAATTGCGCCAGATTGATCTGTCCCATTGTGCTTGGCGATAAAGTCAATCACATCACCGCTTGCGCCACAACCAAAGCAATGGAAAAATTCACGATCTGGAACCACCGTGAAGCTAGGTGTTTTCTCTGCGTGAAACGGACAACATCCTTTGTATTCCTTGCCGTGCTTTTTAAGCGCAATAGCTTGGCCGATAACTTCTGCAATTGGGAATTGCGATTTGACGGCTTGCCAGTCGTGGCCGGTCATATAATTCAACCTTCCAAATAAGCTGAAAGCTTGACGACTGTTTCATAAGATGGGTTTGTCGTTCGCCCCTCTCGGATATCAATAATGGTGGCTGGCCTAAGTTCGGTCGCCAATGCAACCTTGCCTATCCGCCGATCCTTCAAAGATTCCCGTATTTGCTCAAGCGTAAGCATTGCCATCCCTAACCGTTCAAAAATTAATGCTTGACCGTAACGCGCAATCCAGCTTAGTGTCAACCCGCAACGTTGAACGCCCGTCGTTGCAGGGCATGGCCAATGTGCCGAATGAAGGAATTATTATGACGGACCTTAGACCCTCTAAGCCGGAGGGGCGATCACCGATCATTACAATTTGCGGCGATGCTGGCACCGGCAAGACAAGCCTCGCTGCCACTTTCCCCAGCCCAATCTTTATCCGTGTTGAGGATGGCGTAGACCGCATTCACTCGGACGTTCCAGTTCCTGATGTTTTCCCCGTGGTGAAAGTCGAGGACGACATTCACGAGCAATTGATCTGGCTTTTGAAGGAAAAGCACGATTACAAAACGCTCGTCATTGATAGCGTATCGGCGCTTGAAGCGATTTTCACCGAAGCAATCCTGAAGCAAGATGGACGTGCCAAAACGCTTTCGACGGCTCTTGGTGGATATGGCGCAGGATACGCGGCGCTTGCCACACGACATCGCAGCATTCGCAAGATGTGCGGTACGTTGAATGAGCGTCGCGGCATGGCGATTGTGTTTATCAGCCATGCCGATCTTGAGACGATGCGCTTGCCTGATACCGATGATTATTCGCGGTACTCGCTGCGGCTTAACGCAAAGTCGCTTCCTGCCTATGTGGACGATGTTGATCTTGTCGGATTTGTGAAGCTGGCAAGCGCGCTTCGTGGCGATGACGGCGAACGCAAGAAGGTTATCAGCAACGGTGACCGCGAATTGATTTGCTACGCCACGGCGGCAAGCGTTTCAAAGAACGGTTACGGCATTACGGAACCGCTTGACCTTGACCCCGGTAAAAACCCGTTGCTTGCCTTCATGAAAGCCAAGCGGGCCGCTGCCAAAAAGAAGCCATCGGCAAAAGTCGAACCGCAACTGCAAGCCGGTCTGGAAGCAGACGACATTGATCCAGCCGACTACACGGCTAACGACGAAGGGAATTGAGCATGTCATTCTGGGATTTAAGCGACGGCGAAAGCGCAGCAACCGGCGAAAAGGAATACGAACAGGAAAGCGGCAATCTTTCGCCGATTCCTGATGGCTCAAGCGTCTTGGCTATCATTGACGAAGCCAAGTGGCAGGAAACGCGTGATCGTGATGCCGAGTTTATTTCGCTCCGCTGGTCGGTGATGGAACCGGCTGAATATGCAAACCGCAAGGTATTCCAGAAGCTTTGGGTTACGGATGATGATCCAAACGTCAAGGATGCTGACAAGGCCGCGAAGAAGCGCGACAAGGCCAAGAAGATGCTTGCTGCCATTGATGCAAACTGCGGTGGGAAGCTCGCCAAAAAGGCAGGACGGCCAAGCGATGATAACCTTGCCTTGGCGCTGACAAATCGCCCGATGATTATCAAGTGCATGGTTTGGGAAATGAAGGGCAGCGACGGCACGATGAATAGCGGCAATTGGATTGCGGCTGTGTCGCCTAAGGCTAAGGGCGTTGATGTGAAGGCCGCGAAAGAGCCATCGCGTCAGTCGCCAATCGTTGACGACATTGACGACGACATCCCGTTCTGATCCGTCTCGATAATGCACCGCTGGCAGGCCGGTTAAAGTCTGCCAACTCCCAAAACATAAGAGGCCGATATGACCGAAGAACCCGCCCAAAGATCGCCAGCATGGCATGAAAAGCGCAAAGGCCGCGTCACTGGCTCGGTTGTCGGCGCAATCCTCGGGCTCTCGCCATACATGACACGCGCCGATGCAATGCGCTCGATGGTGCGGGCCGCGATTGGTGAACCGTCTGAATTTACCGGTAATATCGCAACAGAACATGGCAACGCTCACGAAAGCCTTGCCATCGCTGATTTTCAAATGACAACGGAATTGCGCGTTAAGCCTGCCTATTTCGTAATGCACGAGGATTGGTTAGGCGCGTCACCTGATGGCTATGTTAGCGACGGCGGGCTGATCGAGGTTAAGTGCCCATTCGGACTTAGGAACGATCCTGCACCCATTTTCAAGTCACCATGCGAGCAACCGCATTACGTGGCGCAGATGCAAGTGCAAATGTACGTCACAAAAACATCGCATTGCCATTTTTGGCAATGGACAAGCCACGGCACAAGCCTGCACCGCGTTGATTATGACCAGTCTTGGATTGACTTGCATTTGCCGATCTTGCGCCAATTCCATGCCGAGTATCTGGACGAGGTTGCCAACAATGTAGACGATCATCGCGCGCCTAAGCGTATCGATATTGATACGCCAGAAGCACGCAAGATGATTGCCGAATGGGACGAGTTAAACGAACGTCTAGATCAATT